TTGTCACGATCCATCAGTGTCCTCCTCTAGGATTAGGTTATGGGTGACCGCAGACATCAAAGCTACCGCGAACTTGCCGACGCCATCGAAGACATCGGCGGTGCGCCATGCAAAGACATCCCAGACATTTTCTTCCCCGAGGACTTCCCTGAGAAACAAACCAGGGAATACGCCATCAAGGTTGCCAAAGCGCTCTGCTCCGAATGCCCCATCAAACTGCAATGTTTCGCCTACGCGATTGAGAACCAGGAGCCTTACGGTATCTGGGCTGGCACACTCCCGCACGAGCGCTAACCGTCCTCCGGCTCGTTATCGAGTGGCTGGTAAGCGTTCAGCTCGTTCAAGTGCAGCCGAAGCATCTGAGCCTGAGTGCGCGTCAATGACAACGTTCCAGGCTCCTCTAACTGCCACACATCGTCACGCAACCGAACCGTTACATCACGGCCATCCCACGAAACATCAATCATGACGTCACCACCTCAATATCAATCGTTGACCGCAACCATTTCGCCACAGTCCGAACATTCACATCAAACATGTCAGCAATATCGGTTGTGCTAACCCCCAAGTGTTCCAGGCGTTTCGCACGCATCTGACACCTTGCCTGCAACTGCGAAGCAATCATGATTGAATACTCCAGCTCATGAGTCAGGGCGCGAGTTTCCTCCCTCGTCAAAACATGCAGCCGTTGTTCGTCATTCTGATCCGACAGCTCTTGAATCAGCTCAGGAGTAATCTCCTGCAGTTCTACCTTCATGACAACCCCTTCACTCTCAACATTGACAAACCACACACAACAGCAATGCCAGCCATCACATACGAGTCCGTATTCTGCCCAATCAGACCAGCCAAAACACCAACCGTGATGAACGCTAACCCTGTCCTCATGACATCACCACCAGGATTGCCACACCCGTCAGCACGGTCACCACAATGAGCGACCAGGTGAGTGCACACCGGTAAGAAGGGCGACGTTTCCGCAACGAGCGACGAGTCGGCAACTGCAGACTGACGTGCTCGCTCGCAGGCTTCGGTGCCGGAGGATTCAACTCATTCGCATACAACACCAGTGCACGCTTCAACTTCACCTCATCAGTCAAAATCGACCAACGCTCATGCGCCGACAGTTTGTGCTGGTGTGCTTTATCCCAAGCCACGATCTCCCGCAGCTCATCATCGTGAATCTCCTGAAGCTCTATCTCCAGGTTCTTGAAGTAACCCATGATTGTCCACCTTTCGTCGGGTTGTCCACGACTATACACGAAAAAGGGGAAAATCCGCTACAATTTTGCTATGGATGATTTCCGCACCTACGACGACCTGTCCGTGCAACAGCTCGCAGACCTTCGCGCATGGCAACTGGAGCGCCTAGAACGGGTGTCACAAGCCCTCAGAGCCCGTGTGAGAGCCGAACACACCGAAGGGGATAACATCCAGAAGCTGGCCAAGAAAATCGGTGTCACAAGGGCGACAGTCTACGCTTGGTTGTCAGAATAGAAAAAGCCCCGCGAGGTGGAGTCACGGGGCTTTTCTGTTGTCTACCTTACTGGCAAGAATCGCACTGAAGCAAATCCATCGGATCCACTGGGATTGCATACCCGTCAAGGTTCTCAATCAAATCAAGGTCAGCCATTCAATTCCTCCAAGTGATAAGCCCCACACGCGCACTCATCAATGTTGCGTGCAGTGCAAAGACAGTCTTTACTCATTGTTATATATCTCGCTCCAAGCATCATTCAGGCGTTCAATGACTTCCTCAGTGGAAAGAGAGAGAAGTTCTAACATTCTACTATCCCCCTTGATCAGCCCTGTGCGCTCCTGAAAAGCCTTTACCCAAGAATGCTGGGCAGCCTGGTCATGGGCTTGCAAATCCTTCCAATATTGGTGCGGATCATAATCCGGCAAATAGTCGTAATGATTAGAGCCCTCATAGCCGGAAGTATAGAAGTCTGAACCGAAAACATGAATCTCAGCAGGCTCCAGACCCTCCAACCAATGCAAAATAATCGGCACTTGGTTAGCCAAATCGAACGGCATCGCCGTCCTAATCATCATCGGATGAGGAACCTCGACAGCGTTATCTTTCAGCAAGACGAAATCCAGTTCACTCAAAACCGCTTCATCATGACTGACAGACTTTGACGCTACACCGTTATAGAAAGCACCCTCGGTTCTTTCACCGTAACCATGCAATCTTTCGTGACCATTCCAGCGATAATTGCATCGGATAATAACATCGCACGCTTCAACTTCAGCAGACTGATCCACCAATGGGACAGCAGGACCAACTACTGCGACAGACTTACCCTTGAGGTTGAGCTGGTCTGTCATAGGTCAGCACCGAGGTGAGCAAAGACATGACACCAGCGAGCGCTGAAACAGAGAGCACCTGCACCCAGTCCACATCAAGGATGCCCACAGCACCCACACCAATAGTTGAGATGGCAACCTGGGCCACAGTTTTCAAAGCCCTCTCGCCAGAAAATGACCAGTAACTATTCCACTTCTCCATCAGGGTTCCTCCTCTTCTGCAGTGCATCATCAGCAACTGCTCCTCCAATATAAGACCCCAAAACTAGGGTGATGAGAGCCACCCCACCAGTGATCAGGTCTACAGCTCCCATCCTATCGCCCCACACCGCGAGAGCACCCAGGGCAATCATCACAGCACCAATCCCCCAGGAGGCTGCCACATACCTCCTGCGGATACGCCAGTTAGGGTTAGACCTCACGCCGTCATCACCGCGACCAGGGGTGAGATTATTGCAGCGAGGAAGCCAAAAATTCCTATGACCTGCCACATGCGTTGCTCTAACTTCCTGATACGCAACTCATGGTCCTCAACCTTTGACTCCTGATCAGGCAGGGAGTTAGCAATCTTCTCCAGCAGTTTCCCCTGCCGTTGCACCTCTGCATAAATATCGCGCATTGACACCTTCACACCAGCGGTTTCAGGATGGTCCTCCATCAGAGCACCCCCTGATTGAGTTGTCTCTGAAGTTGAGAGATAGTAAGCCTGCCCCACACCCCATCAGGCTTCACACCCAGCTTCTCCTGCACAGCCCTACGAGTCTGAGGTCCCAGCACGCCATCCTGTTTCACACCAGCCCACTCCTGCACAGCCCTGTAAGTCATCACACCAGGTCTACCATCAGGCACACCCTTATATAAGCCCTTATATAAGAGCGCTGTCTGCCACGCTTTCCAAGTGTTCCTGCCTAGCTTCCCATCCACCCTCAACGCTGGAGCAACTACTGAGGGAGCACCCTGAAGGTAAGGCACAGGATCCACAGTGTCACCAAACCTGCGAGAGCGCCTCACTTCCCAATGAAGGTGTGGCCCTGTACTAGCACCAGTATTTCCTACCAGAGCGACCACCTCACCACGCTCCACTCTCGTACCCTTCAGCAGGTGAGATGGTTTCTGCAAGTGATAATAAACAGTGAACAGGTCATCAGCGTGCTTGATGATCAGAGTATTCCCACCAGAAGCCCCAGACCCTTTATGCACAATCACACCATCAGCAGGAGCTCTCAGCTCAGTGCCCACAGGTGCAGCAACATCCACTCCATGATGAAACTTGCGCCTCCCAGTAATAGGATGCTTACGCCACCCATAAGGGCTTCGAGCATTGATGTTGTAACCCTCAGGCCAGGGCTGTGAGAGCCTCACAATCTACGCCTCAAAAGGTGCAGAAGGCGGAGCAACAAACTCGTCAAGATCAGCGTTATAAGCAAACCCAACCCCAGGGTAAACACCACGGAAGTTTGCGTTATAGGAACACTGCACAAGTTCTTCAGGCTCGTAGCCGTGCAAATTTGCTAGAAAATCCTGCCCCAAGTGCTCATGCTCAACGCCCTCATCATCAGTAATCACATCATTAGCAACAACATGAACTTTGACAACTCGCCCATCAACAACTCTCGCGTAGTGTGCCATTAGACAGCCACCCTCACAATCACAATACCTGAACCGCCGTTTCCGCCAAGGCCATCATCAGCATCCCCACCGCCTCCACCTCCG